GGCTATGCTACACGACGCGGGAGACCGAGAGCGAGAACTTCCCTGCATCGAGCACGCGACACGTCATGTGTTCCGTGACGAATGCTGGTCAGAAATGATGAGGTGGCGTCTCCATCATGGATCGCCTCTTCACTCCGGGGAAAACTGGGTAGCCTACGAGAAAGCGGTAACGGAAAAAATCGTGGATGGAACAGCAGACACTCAGGACATGGCACAGAAAACAGAAATGTTTCAGCGTCTGCTTGACCATGACCACAATAAGTTCAAGCAGGAGGGGCAGATTTTCTACGATGACACCACTGGAAACTTTCTTGTCCCTCTGGAAAATGCGGCGGGAGAGAAGTTTTCCTTCCTCCTATCACTAGAGGAAGTCAGTAAGTTCCTCGGCAGACTGTCAGATCTGGTGCGTAGGTCGGTAGAGGACAACGAAGAAAATAAGAAGCGTAACGCCGGACTGCTTGAAGGCGTTAGTAACCAAGAGCTTGAAGGGGAAATCTACGGCAGGTGAGAGGTGGAAGAAATATGTTCTACCACAGGAAGAAGTTTTCTTTGTGGGAGCAGGCTGTAATATTCATTCGTGATGTCAGGCGGATGAGTGAGTGCAGCTTCAACTGTCCTGGATGCGGAAGCAGCAACACGCATGGTGAGTATCCTACGAACTGGGGATGCCACAATTGTGGATCAGCAGGACAGAGTTAGCAGAAAAAAAAGACAGGGAGAAAAAGTGAGTAGCCAGGGACCTGAGGAATTCAGCGTGGAGCTGATGGAAAATCCTCTGATCTTTCTTCAGACAGAAGACAAGCCGGACAAGAAAACTTTCATCAACCCATACCAGATCACGGGGTACGAATATTCCTGCTTGAAGCTGGAATCTGTACCGCAGTACGAGGACGAGGAAGACAAAGTTGAGTGGGCGGTGAAAATTTTCTTCCCTGGAATGGTGATTCTGTACCGCTGCCAGGTCGATGGAGAATACTGGCCCACATACGATGCGGCAGAAAAAGACTTCAAGAAGTTTCTGAACCCGAGGTACTACGGAGACTGAACCTAGGCGGGAGAGAAGTTTTCCTGTAACGTCAGTCCTCAAGGGACCTAGCAACCTCTGCCGCATAAGGTCTCTGTCGAGAAGCCTTCCTTCGCCCCTGCCATTGGGTTAACCCGAAGGGAGGTTTTCTCATGCTCAGAAGTAGGAAGAATGTGTACGACACGCCATAGCAGAAATCGAAAGAATGGCGGGAGAGACAAGCACCAGCTACTCTCGGTATAGACAGAGAGACCAGCAGGACAGAGGGACTGTATCCGGATGGGCAGAACTTCTGAGAAGCAGAAGCAGGAAAGAATAAAAAAAAAGATAAAGTAAAACAAAAGTTTCTCTCTGTGCCTGGTGCCGAGGAGAGACTAGAACGAGAAAGACTGCTAGGCTGATATACACCCAGTTCTAGTAGAAAAATTTCTACAATAGAAAACGAACATGGATGTGCTAGATGCCATCCACATAGTCAGGAGTGCCAGATGCCTTCTGTCACGAAGAAAAAGATTGTTGTACGGCGCTCCAAGAAAAATGTTGAGCAGCAGGAAGAGAATTACTCAGAGAAGTTGGCAGAGATTCCAGGTGTAATCGCTGACCTGGACAAGAAAGTTTTTCTTGCTCTGACACGTGGTGATAAAATTCCTCTGCCCAGGTTGCCGCGCGGTCGTCCTAAGAAGGATTCGACCCGGCAGACGATTCTTGCTGAGCAGAAAAAAGTTATCTACGCCTTGCATGTTCGCGGGATGACAGTTCGCAGAATCGAAGAATGCACAGGGCTCCCTATCGCCACGATCCATGACAGGATTTCTTCGGCGATCCAGGAACAGATCAAGCCTCTGGCAAGTGAAGTTCTTCAGGTCCGTCTTTCACAACTTGAGACACTTATTCAGGACCTGACTCCTCGTGCCATTGCAGGGGATGAAAAGGCCATCCGTGCCATTCTTGCAATCCACGACCGGGAAGCAAAATATCTTGGTCTGGATTCTGCGGATAAGCTTGATGTCAATGTCACTCCTCAGGATGAAGCTACACGAAATCTCATCCTTGCTGCTCGCCAGAAAAATAATGCAGAGCTGAAGAAAATTCAGGATGCTGCATCTGAGGGTGAGGAGTCGAACGATGAGTGACACCAGGAAAGCTGAAGAAGAATCCACTTACTACATTGAAAGTCTTGTCCCATCTTTTCTCGCCAGTGATGGTGGGTACATTGCAGTCCTGAAGAAGTACCTCTTCGATATTGTTTCGTCGCAGGAGTGGACTGTGATGGATGGGCCTCGTCGTACGTGGAAGTCTGCCGGACAGATTCTCGTGGAACCTCCGACAGGATTTGTGGAAGTTCACATCGAAGTTACTGTTCGTGAGTTTGATACGTGGGTGGATTAGTCATGTCTACCAACGCAGAACTTTTCGACTTCGAGAAATATCTTGCGGGAATTGATCCTGATCTCCTCCTCTCGGTAGGGGGAAGGATCGAAGCCACGAAGTATGACCCGCTTCTCTTCGCTGTTCTTTACTGCCAGAAACATATTCAGTCGGAGCAGACTGGAGAAATTTCTTTTGCAGATCTTCACCTCGAACTTATCGAGCAGGCGAAGCAATGGATTGTTCAGTCAACCAGGCCACGGCAGCACAGAGATATTTATGTGGCTCCTCGTGAGACAGGAAAGTCTACGTGGCTATTTCTGATCCTTCCTCTGTGGGCTGCTGCTCATGGACACAGGAAGTTCATCATTGCATTCGCCCATTCTGCAACGCAGTCACAGGATCATCTGAAAAACTTCAAGCATGAACTGGAAACCAACGCAAGTTTGCGTAGAGATTTTCCTCTGTTGTGTCAGCCTGCTACAAGGAATCGTGGGACAACTTTTTCTGACACGCAACAGGATTATCGTTCCAAGTCTGGGTTTGCTTTCAAGGCCCGAGGGATGGACACGCAAACTCTTGGTGTGAAAGTAGAGAATAAAAGGCCAGACCTTATTATTCTTGATGACATCGAGCCAGACGAAAGTTCTTACTCTGCGTATCTGAAGCAGAAAAGATTGCAGACTATTCTTGATGCAATTCTTCCGCTGAATGAATTTGCCAGAGTCGTGATGTCAGGTACAGTCACGATGGTTGGAAGTATTATTCATGACGCTGTGAAGTCTGTGACTAGGAAAGAAAATATTCCTTGGTTGCGGGAACAGAACTTCAAGGTTCATTACTTCCCTCCCCTCATCTCTCGGGGAGACGGTACGGAACGTAGTATCTGGCCTAAGAAGTGGACGGTGAAATATCTTCTTTCTATCCGCCACACCAGGGAGTACAAGAAAAACTTTGCCAATGATCCGATGGGTTCTGGTGGTGGCTTCTGGCTAGAAGAAGTTTTCCGCTATGAAGAACTTGACGGACCGCTGCGCACTGGACTTTTTATTGATCCTGCTACTAAGACAAAAACTTCTTCAGACTTCACCGGGCTAGGAGTGTGCAGCTTCAACCCCACCAAGAAAAGAATGATGGTGGAGCACGCCGAAGAAGTAAAACTTGTGGGAGAAAAACTTAGGGCAAGAGTTCTCAAGCTCCTAGAAATCTTTCCACATATCGGCAGGATCTTTGTTGAGGACAACCAGGGCGGAGAACACTGGCATTCGATCCTGCATCACATGCCGGTAAAAGTTGTGCTGTTCACTTCCACTGTGAAAAAAGAAGTTCGGGCAGGAAGAGCACACACACAGTATGAGCGAGGGAGGATCGTGCACCAGAAAAAACTTCCTGCTCTGGAAGAACAGATGGTCGGATTTCCCAGGGCTCCGCATGATGACATGGTCGATACAGTTTCAGCAGCTGTAGAAACTTTCTTCAATCCAGTGAAAAAGAAGAAGCTAGAAGTTTCCTCGGCAAGCTACGTCTAAGAAAGTGAGAAACACATCATGGCTACAGTAGTAGATCCAGTGCAAGATGTTCGGGTCAGTATCGCAACAGATGATCTGATGGAAGCTGTTCGGGAAATTCAGGAGCACTACGACGACTACGAAATTGCAGAGCAGTATTACAAGGGTGACGTTCCAGAAATTATCTGTAACCCGAAGCTGCGCCGAATCATGGAGCAGTATGGGGAGGCTTACAAGTTCAATCTTGCCAAGACTCCTGTGAACGCAGTTGCCGACCGGCTGACTATTCAGTCTCTCCAGGTGCGTGGAGAAAACGAAACTGCAAATAATGTTCTGCGTGAAATCTGGGATGGCAACCGGATGAAGCGTCAGTCTGCGGAAGTAAATCTCAAGTCATGTGAGTTCGGAGATTTCTATCTATTCGCATGGGCGGGAGAAGAAGAGGGCTCAGTACAGGTAACACAGAACTACCCGCAGACCACCAGGATTTTCTACGATGAAGAAACTGGACTTCCTAAGTTCGGCGCCAAGATCTGGAAGTCGAAGAATTCTTTCGGACAGACTTACTGGAGGTCAACACTTTATTACAAGGATCATTTCGAAAAGTACGTGACGGTTGCTGGTATGGATCCTACAGCTCCCACGTCCTGGAAGTTTTTCTATGACTCATACGACGAGGACGAGAACGGAGTATGGCCAGAGAACCCGTACGGCCGTCTCCCGCTCTTCCACTTCCGCACTGGCACACCTTATGGGACTCCGGTCCACAAGGACGCGTACGGACCGCAGAACGCCGTCACGAAGCAAATTGTGACGCAGATGTCCACCACAGATTTCATGGGATTTCCGCAGCGTTATTTTCTGATGGATCCGCAAATCGCAGGTTCCGAAGAAGATGACACCATGTCTGAGTGGGACGATGACGATTCTGAATCTCAGAAAACTTCTGGGGAAGAATCCAAGCTGACCGGTGGTCCTGGTCGAGTCTGGATGCTGAAAGGGCTGAAGGCTGCTGGAGAATTTTCTACGGCCAACCCGGAAAACTTTCTGAAGCCAGCAGAGTTTTATGTGCGGATGATGGCGCAGACAACCACAACGCCTCTGCATTATTTCGACCCTTCAGGAGACGCACCGTCGGGAGAAAGCCTCAAGACAGCAGATGCACCATTGGTGAAGAAAACTGAGGACATGCAAGATTCTCTCGGATCCTCGTGGGAAGAGTGGGCAGAGTTTTGTCTTCTCGTTGCGGGTGTAGAAGATGTACGGGTAGACGTTCGTTGGAAGCCTGCTGAGTCCACACAGAGCAAGGATGGATGGGATGTCATCCAAGCAAAGATTGAGGCAGGCGTACCGCCACGTCAGGCTTTCTTGGAAGCCGGATACACAAGTGAAGAAGTAACTTCATGGGGCATCCCGACCTTTGAAGAAAACAACGAGACTCAGAATCTAGTTCGTCGTGTAGGAATCCTCAACACAATTGGGGAGGCAGTACAGAAGTTGGCCGCAGGAGTTGGGACAGGAATTCTCTCCGAAGAAACTACGGCTGCTCTGGTGACTCGTGTTCTTGGGGAAACAAATACTGAGACGGAACTCTGATGGGTACCCCTGCACAAATTCTTCCAGAGACGATGCAGTCTTACGCACAGCAGGTATTGGCCCTGGAAGAAAAGTCTGCGGAACTCGCCTCAAAAAATATGGACGAGGACTTCAAGAAGATTTTCCAGAAGGCCATCAGTTTGTGGGTGAAGGTATCTGGAAGTGTGCAGGGGGTTCCGTCAGACAATGCACGGACTGCAATTCTCGTCGTGCTCACAAAAATGTTGAACAAGATTGATCTCACCATTGCACCGGAATTTCTCATGGGTGCTGTGGGTATGGGTCTCGAAATGGGATTCGCACAAGCCCTGGAAGAAACTGGCGGGAAAGAAAAAGTCAAGAAGCCAGTCATCTCTCCCTCGGTGAAGGAAGCCCTGGATGAGATGCCTGGAAAACTTGAGCAGCAAATGAAAGATGGAAAAAAGTTGCTGGCTCGGGCACAGACTTTTTCTCAGGTAATCAACGCATTGAGCCAGGCAAGAAAAGTTGTGACCACTACAGAACGAACTGCACGGTGGGCCACAAATGAAAGTGTGAATCACAGCGTAAGATCTGTAGCTGATCAGAAAAAAGTTCCACTGCTATGGATCCCGGAACGCAACGCCTGTGTTCACTGTCTCGCCTATGCAGGAAAAGTTTCCAAGCCTGGTCAGGATTTTCCCGCAGGACTCACGTTCGGTGACAAACCTCTGACGACAGAAAAAGTGAAGAACCCACCTTTGCATCCAAACTGTCGGTGTCGTGTTTTTCCGTGGCGAGGAAGCAAACGAGGAGTCGGGGCGGTAGATCTGCCTGCTGCTCTGGAGCGTGAGGCACAACGTTCTGTCCTGAAGGGATGGAGTGAGAGCACCAGCAATGCAGAAAGATTGCGTGCAGCAGACCGGCTATTGCAGGCGGGAACGAATCTTCCCAAGACAGTACAGAGCGAAGCCAAGCGCGCGGTGAATACCGGAACCTTCCCAAATCCGCTACCCTGATATACACCCGAAGAAAACGGAGCGCATCATGAACAACACTCGTGAAAACTTTCTTGAGAACTCTTTCGGAAAGAAGGAAACTTCTGGAACTTCTGGATGGTCTCACCCCTACCCGCGAGGAAATTTCTCTCCGTTCTGGTACGCGGATGGGGATGATGACGGAACGGACATCGACGGAGACGACGACGATGGGGACCAGGATGATGACGATGATGACTCGGATGGGGGAAAGGATGACGACGGAACAGACGACAAGTTCACCCCTCCTTCTGAGGTTGAATGGAAGAAGGTACAGCGGAAGCTGAAGCGTGCAAATACTCAGGCACAAAATCTGCGTACTGAACTTGACAGTAAGGAAAAGTCTGGAAAGGAAGTAGACGCAGATACAGAAAAGAAGTTCCGCGATGAAGGACGTAGTGAAGCAGAAAAGGTATGGAAGCCACGGTTTGTTAAGCAGGCTGCAAAGGCTGCATTCTCGCAGGCAGGGGCCAAGAGCGTGGACCGGCTGATCCGCATGCTGGACCTTGAAGAAATTGACGTTGATGAGGACGGAGACATCGACGGATTGGATGAACAAATCAGGGATCTGAAGAAGGAAGTTCCTGAACTCTTTGGCCCCAAGGTTGCTCGCAATGTTGATGCGGGAGACAAGACGAAAAATGGTGGGGGCGGGGGAGGAAAGAAGAGTGACTCTGCCACTGCTGAAGCGCTCCGCCGACTCGGTATCAGTAGTTGAGTTATAGCGACCTGTTCGGAACTTGGTCCTTGCAGAAGTAGCGGGTATCGGTACTATGACAATAAGCGGTGTTCGGTACCCGCACTCTTCTCGTGATATCCGGATGGGTCCGAGAGACAGATCAACAAGAAGTATTCTCGAAAGACTTTTCGTTCTCGATGAGGAGGGTAATCCCATGGCTCGTAACACCATGGAAGCGTGGATCCCGGAAGAGTGGGGCGGGAAGGTTGTCTCAAAGGTTCAGCAATCTTCCGCAGTGGAGAAGCTGGCCCGTCCGGAACCGATGGCTACTGATGTAAAGAACATTCCTCGTGACGCCGGTGTGGACACTGAGTCGGTTTCCAAGGGTGCTGCGTATGGTGAAGACACTTCCACGAACGATGTAGTCACACTCACTGCGCGGAAGCTGGGCAAGGCGATTCGTCTTGCTGAGGAAGACCTCCAGGACACCAAGAATGTTGCGAACGTTCTGGACAACAAAAAGACTTCGTGGGCCACGTCTTACGCCAAGTTCCTGGACAACGCAACGCTTGGTGTTTCTGCGGCGGAGAATGGAACCACCATTCCCTTCACGTCGCTATACCGGGCGCTCAACACCACGAACGCAGCGACTGGATACACGGCTGATGACAATGTCGTTGTCACTGTCACGGGAGACACTTTCCTGGTGACGTACGACAAGCTCTCTGCGGCGTTCGGTCTGTACGAGGCGGGTGATTATTTCGATGACGAAAACACTGTTGTCATCGCTCACCCTTATTTCAAGACTGCTTTCCGTGGAATCAAGGACACGACCGGCCAGCCTGTTTTTGTGCAGGGTCTCGCCGGAACTCCTGACAGTCTCTTCGGTGCTCCTGTTTCCTGGACGAATGGAGCGAAGGTTACGGCCACTGCAACTTCTTCCCCGTCCGGTGCGGGTGGCGCTTCTGGTGTCGCAGGAAACCCGCTTCTTTTTGTAGGCAACAAGGATTACATCGTTCTTGGAATTCGTTCCGGTCCGGAATCCATGGTTGCTCCCGCTGATTCTGGTGTCGGTTTCCTGACTGACGAGACCATTATCAAGATGCGTGCTCGTCGTGGATTCGGTGTGGCACACGAGAAGGCTTGGGCGGTTCTGGAGAAGGTTGCTGCCTGATCCAGAGCAGTACACTGGAAGTGGTGTTCACACATCATGAGGGGAGGGGCGGCCCAAGTGGTCGTCCCTTCTTTCGTTCGGGAGGAAAAGAAATGACTGAACCCAAGAAGCGGACAGTGAAACGAACAGCATCGAAGGAAACTTCTGAGGACATGATTGTTACTACGGATCCTCTGCCTGAAAAGGAAACCGCAGAGCAGTCTCAGTTTCCTTCTCTCCGTGGTCTCCAGAATCTCGAAGTTGAGAAGCGCGGGGCAGACAACGACGGATCAGAAGACGGACGCTGGAGGAAGACCTACGTTCTTCTCGGGGATCTGGAATCTCTGGAAGACGAAGAGAATGAAGTTCACAGGAAGAACAGGATTGACGTTCTTCAGCAGGCCATCATGAACGGTCTGCATCCGCAGGAGGAAGCAAGTTTTGACGGGGCAGAAATTCATGAGGATGGTGTGAGTGTGAATCTCCATTATTCTGTGAATGTCATTCCGTCGATTGTGGATGAGGATCCAGAATCCGCTGTGACTCCGGCTGACGTTCTGGAGAAGGAAGAGAACGAGCCCGCCTCTGCGTCTGCCTGACTGCTGTAGGGCCGCTCAGGGCCACAGGGTTCCCGAGGTACCTACGAGGTGTCTTAGGCGCTCTGTGGCCCTTTTGTGTACTCAGAGAAAGAGGTAATAAAAATGACTGCCACTGGATATACAAGTGGTGACCCCAACAAGGTAGATGTTTCCAACGAAACTTCTCCGGTCGGGTTCGGTATGGCAGCATCCGCAAGCTACAAGATTTCTGTAGGGGTCGGGACAGATATTCCTTCTGTCTATTCCCTGAACTCAACCGGTGGTGGAAATCTCAACTCTCCTCATTTCCGGGCGGACTCAGCCGCTGCCTCTTCTCTCCTCGTAACGTCGAGGGTCACCGGAGATTCTTCTTCCCGATTCGCTGCGACAATCAGCGGAGATCTTTCTTGGGGTGGAGGAAGTGGGTCGCGGGATGTAAATCTCAAGCGAGAAGCTGCGGACATTCTTCGGACCGATGACAGGTTCGTGATCGGTAGTGCATACGGGGCAGCTACTTACGCAGCTCTGCCGAAGGGAATCACAAACCGCAGTGAGACTGCCGGTCTTATTGTGGGAAGTTCATATTCTGGTGGAGATGATGACGGGACAGGAACTGACTCCACAGGACGTATCAACCTGTACGCCTACCAGCGTGCGAACGTAGGAAGTTTCGGAGAGACCATCAGGAATTTTCTGATGCGGTCTGATGCAAAAGCCATGACAGTTTGGTACGGCCCAGAAGATGGGTTGAAGAAATCAAACTACAACGCAACAACTCGTGATCCGGAAAGTGGTTCCACCTGGAAGCCGTGGACGTGGACAGGTTCACACTTTGAGGCGAACAATCATGCAAGTGTTCACGGTCACTGGGAAGTGGAAGTTCCAGATTCTACCGGTGCACTTCAGGGACGCTTGGAAATTCCGTTCATCGATCAGTCCAAGTTGGGTGGACTCGGCGGGACGATTGATGACACCACCATCGGTGTGGACTGGACGAACATCCGGACCAACCTTGCAGACTTTTCTGTCCGTGCTCAGAACATCACGAGTGGAGATTTCACCGGGCAGAATACTGCACTAAGGGTCGGGGGAAATAACGCTGTCAACAAGGATATTGTTCTGGCGATTTCCTCGGACATGCAGACTGCTGGCCGACGGTGGATTATCCGAGGAAACATCGATACGGAAGCCGGAAGTAATGCAGGAACAAACTTCCAGATTTCTCGTTGTGCGGATGATGGGTCAATTATTGGAACGCCATTCTTCATTCAGCGTTCTGATGGACAGATCACGAACGGTGCTGCGTCGGCAAAGGGTTCTCGTTTTGCTGCGGTGTGGGCTACGTCTGCAATCCATGGATTCTCTGCTCAGCCGTCCGCAACGATCGGTTCTGCTGCGGCATTCGATGCACAGATGTCCGCCACGACAGAACGTGTTTTCCAGTCGACTGTCACCGGAGATGCGAACCGTCGTCATGTAATTTACACAGATGGAAAGTATGAGTGGGGAGATGGAACCGCAACGCGAGATGTAAATATTTACCGTTCTGCTGCTGGTGTTCTGAAGACAGATAACTCCTTCATTATTGGAGCGTCCCTGTCTGTCACGACTGCGATCAATGGTGGAAGTTCTTCAAGTGGAAACCTCACTCTGAATTCCACTACGCACGCCACGAAGGGAAAGATTTTTCTTGGTGCAAACTCTGCATACGACGAAGTAAATTCTCGTCTTGGTGTAGGCACCACTTCCCCTTCCATGAACATTGATTCACAGAGGGCGGTGGCTGGTAACTCTGCATACGGTGCTCGTGTAATCGGGGATGCCGGTGCGCGGTTCGTCATCAATGCTGATGGAGGAATGGTGTGGGGTTCTGGTGCCGGTTCTACAGACGTAAGCCTCTTCCGTTCTGCTGCGGACAAGTTGAAGACTGATGACATGTTCATCGCTGCTCTGGGAATCGGGGTAGGAAATTCTGCTGCTGCAACTACGCCGGGAACGGTAGCCCGAAAGATTCAGGTATTCGATGCGGCTGGTGCTTCTCTCGGCTTCATCCCGGTGTACGACGCAATTTCGTAAAGGGGAAAATCATGGTTGCTGTACGAACCACGATGCGACCTTTTGAGACCATCGAGGTAACAGAAACTGAGTTCACAGATCTGGAAATTCAAGGTCTGATCTACACAGACTGGAATGTTCTGTGGGTTAATTTCTACATGTACGTAGCCGGTCCACTGGCAACAGTTACCGGAGTACAAATCAGGATCCAAGATTCTGAAGATGTATATGTAATTTCCACAACCAGTACAGGAGTTCTTAACGAGGACATCGGAACTTATTTTTACCGATGGCTCGAAGAAGATCAGCCTGGACCTGGTGATTACACAGTGACATGGACAGCGACTGACGGACAGGGAAATCCTGTGACTGCCGTCGAGACTGTCACGATCGAAGAATAGGAGTGAAGTGGTGAGTACATTTCTTCAGGGAGACGACGGAACTTTTACCGCTCAGTTCTACGAGTACGCGGGAGGACCGGCAACAAATCTCACTGGCGTAACCGTAGAAATTACAAAGGTGGGAGAAGTTGTTCCTGCTGTTCCTGCCACAGCATCGGGAGTAACGAACCCGGCAACAGGTTTCTACACGTTCGTATGGGCCGTTCCGCTAGGGCAGGACACCGGAGACTACACAATCGTCTGGGAGGGCACAGACGGACAGTCAGAGATTATTCAGGCTAGTGAAGTCTTCACTGTAGGCGCTGCTGTTTCTGGAACGTGGGCGACAGTAGCTGATGTTCTGGAAATCACAGGCGAGACTGTCACCTCTGCAAAACTTCGTCAGGCACAATATGTCATTGACATGAAGTCTGGCCGTAGTTACGAAATTCACGACATGCTCGTTGCAAATAGTCGCCGAAGGGATCTGCATTATCTGAAGCTGGCAACGGCGTATCAGGCAGCGTGGATGAAATCTCAGCCTGATATGTTCGGGCGTATGAATCTCACAAACGTGAATGCAGATTCTTCTTCTGCAACATTCGGTGTAGATGCCATGTCGCTTGGACCCCTGGCACGGGGAGCACTGAAACGGGTTTCTTGGCAGGGCACTCGTTCTTTGCGGGTGAAGAAAGATCCTGCATCTGTCATCCCGTACATGAGCGGCCAGAGGATTCCTCCTGCCGGTTCCCCCATCTATGACCAGCCCTATGACGGATGGAGCCAGATGTGAGAGCCATCGCTAACACGACGATTTCTATTCTCGGCGGGACAGCAGAAGATGAGTTCGGAGAACAGACAGATTCAGGAACCGTTCTATCTTCGGAAATTCCCGCTGCTGTGACCGAACAGACCAGGCAGATGTCTACTCAGGAAAACCCCACGCCACACGTGGTGAGGTTTACGGTGTGCCGGGTAGGTTCAGACACGCAGGTAGAAGAAACAAATATCGTGCTTGACGAAGGTACAGGAAACAAGTACACCATCCAGGGAAAGTCTCAGACCGGAGGATTCGGAATGAAGAATGATCTGAGGCTGGACCTCCGGCGCATCACGTGACAACCGGGGAAACTCGGTGCACACTGATTCCTGACGGCCCCCTAAGCGGGAAAACTGCACGGGTTGTCAACCGACCACCATCCGAAAAGGAGGGCGGCCATGGCAGACTATGAATTCACCATGAGCAGCGGAGCCGACCAACATATTAAACAAGCGACAGAAGAATTCCTGAACATGATCGGTGGAGAAATTCTTTCCGACATGCAGCGTGCTGTTCCGGTGGACAGCGGCGACCTGAAGGATTCTCTGATCGCAGAAGTTTCGAACCAGGAACTTCGAGTCGGTTCCAAGGATGTCGATTATTCTGTCGATGTTGAAATGGGAACTTCACGCTCTCCTGCGCAGCCCTACATGAGGCCATCACTTTTCCGCAGGAGGACACCGTGACTACGACGCTGCGTCCCACCACAGAACTTGTTGCCGTCGCCTGGCTTCAGTCTCTTTTTTCTGATCCGATGGTGGCAACGACACTTCCTAAGCCTGGAGCTGATGGAAGTATTTCTTGGCAGTCCACGGGATTTGTGGTTCCTACTGTCGTGGGTGGATCTCCGGATCTTTACATCCCGACGAGGAATCCTGTTATCGGCGTGGACACCTGGGCAGCGAAACTTAATTCCCAGAAAGTTCCGTGGGATCTGGCCAACAACATTGCTGAAGAAATCTGGGCGAGCTTTAGCGTCAAGGAAAACTTCAACAGTGAACTCACCATCACAAAGGGAGCAGTCACCTATCCCAGCGTGAAGGTTCTTGAGGCGTGGTCGCACACAGAAATCCGAAGGATCTCCAATGATCCTGCGGGATATGCCCACTACAGTTTCGACATGGGTTTCTCCTGGGTGGAAATCTGATGCCCGAGAAGCGATGGGCCATGCGAGGAAATATCTCAGGGGAACTTCTTTCTCTCGGTGGAAAAATTATTGTGCACGATAGCCGAGAGGAACTTCTCTGGGGGATGGATCCTAGCGGAGTTACCATCATGGAATGTCCGGTAAGTATCCGGAATGAAGAAACCTTGGAACTGATTTTCCATCCGCAAGTGGTCAACCAGCCGTGGGCTAAGAAAAGGCTTGCGGAACGTCTGAAGAAGGAGAACATCTCATGCGAAAGGTGAAGACTACACTTCGCCCTGACGAGACGATCGATGTAGGAGAGGCAGAGTTTCTGGATCTGGATCGTCAGGGACTCATCTCCGAAGAGGTCTCCGATGGTGAAGAAGAGGCACCGGCCAAGGAGAGTGGAAAGAACATCTCCGCACCCTCCAAGGTTCAGGAAAAGAAGGAGGCGTAAGTCATGGCTGTAACTACGACCAACTTTATTCAGGGCCCGGCAACTATTTACACCGGAGCGTTCGGTGTTGCTGAGCCGGTGGATACTGCGGTTGCCACTCCTCCGAGCACTGGATGGACGGACAGTGGCGGTACGCAGGATGGTCTGAAGATGACATTCGACCAGAAGTATTCTGCGATGGAATGTGACCAGATTGTGGACAACCCTGGTTCTCGTCTGGTGGAGCGAACCACTACCGCAGAAACCAACATGGCTGAAGCGACTCTCGAAAATCTGAAGGTTGCGCTTAACGGTGGAACCATCACTACGGGAACAGGCTTCAAGAAGTATGAGCCTGCTTACGCCACGTCGGCAACTCAGCCCACGTACTCCGCTCTCTGCATTGACGGATACGCACCGGGACTTTCCTTCGCCCGACGTGTCATTGTCCGCAAGGTTCTCAACACGGACAAGGTGGAATACGCATACACGAAGGACAAGCAATCGGTGTGGAGTGTGAAGTTCGAATCACACTTTGTTTCTACCTCGATCGCTCCATTCATCGTGGTTGACGCAACCGCCTGATCCCACAAGAAAAAAAAAGAAGCGGGCGGGTGGATCTGTTCGCACATTCCATGTAGCGGTCCACCCGTTCTCTTCGGTCAACAAAAACTTCTAGAAAAGTTAAGAGCGCATCATGACGAACATCGAAGACATCAAGCCGGTAGAACTCAAGACTGACACGACTCCTGACGCAAAGAAGCGGGTAACTATTTTCACGATTGCTGATGCGGAGGGGAAGAAGACTGAGTACACCATTCCTGCTAAGCCCCGTCCGAACATCGCACTGAAGTACATGTGGACTCTGAAAACCACAGGAAACGGTGACACTGCCGCTGCTCAACTTCTGGAAGACATGTTGGGAGAAGAGGGCTACATGGCTCTCATGGCTTGGGACGATCTGGAAGTTGAACAGTTCAAGAATATTCTGGACATCTGCAAGGATGTTTCTATGGGTGGGATGGAAGAGGCAATGGGAAACTGATTGCGCGGGCCGAGCAAATTGTATGGGTCCTCGATCACCTCGCAGATCTGGAAGCTGATTTCCTGGTCTTCTACCGGATCGAGGACCCATTTTCTTTGGACGGTCCGCGCTTCTTCCGACTGGCTTGGAGAGCATCGGCGTATCAGGGTTCGATGCGTGCCGTGGCTGAGGCTCAGGAGAACAGACGACAGGGATATGGACAGCGAGAGCCAGGCAGTTACAACAGGCCCTCAGAAGCCCGTACAGAGCCTCAGCAAGAAGTTACAAAACCAGCTATAGAAAAAACTCAACAGCAGTGGTTGCGAGAAAACTACAATCCTAACGCCACAGATTTCAACGGAGAAACCTTCGACTGGAATCCACTGATGCAACAGATCTGAAAATTTAAGGAGGTGTGATTCATGGCTGAAGGTGGATCGTTCCAGATCGCTTCAGGATTTGTGCGAGTGACTGCACAGCCTGATGCAGATGGTGCTGAGAATGCCATGCAAGCTATGGGCGGCCGGATGGCTGCTGTGGCTGGTGGTCTCGGGTTGGGTGCGCTGGTTACCAAGGGGCTCGTAGATAATCTCAATGCAGGTGCTGCCACTGCAAAACTTCAAGCGCAGATGGGTCTTACCAAGGGCGTCGCTGCCGACATGGGAAAAGCTTCTGGAGAAATTTACCGAGATGGATTCGGTGGATCAATCTCAGAAGTTAATGATTCCATCAAGGCTGTAGGAACCAACATTGGTGACCTCAGTTCTATGTCCAAGACCGAAATCAAGAGCATGTCTTCGGCTGCTCTAGGTCTTTCAGAAGTCTTCGGAGTGGATGTTAATGATTCCACTAAGGCTGCTGGACAGATGATGAAAAATGGACTTGCCAAGGACGGCAAGGAAGCCATGGACATCATCACCAAGGGAATGCAGATGGGTCTTGACTCGTCTGGAGATTTCTTGGACACCATGACGGAGTACAGCCCTCAGTTCACCAAGCTTGGAATTGATGGTCCACAAGCACTAGGACTTCTTTCTCAGGGTCTAAAGGCAGGTGCGAAAGACACAGACGTTATTGCAGACGCCTTTAAGGAATTTTCGCTGCGGGCAATCGACGGTTCCAAACAAACTTCTGATGCCTACAAGGGCATTGGACTGGACGCAGATAAAACTTCTGCTGCCATCGCAAAGGGTGGACCTTCCGCACAGAAGGCAACAGCTCAGGTAATTGAAGGTCTGAAGAAAGTTAAGGATCCTCAAGAACAGAACAGGATCGGTGTTGCTCTCTTCGGAACGCAGTGGGAAGACACTCTTAGGACAATTATTCCGAAGATGGATATGTCTGCCGCCGCTACAACCAAGGTAAAAGATTCCACCAAGACCATGAATGACACCATGGCAGCTACACCCCAAGCAAAAATTGAGGGTGTGAAGCGGGCTATGGAAGGCTGGCTGATGTCAGCTACACAACTTCCTGGTCCGTTGGGAACTATCGGCGCAGGAATGATTGCGATGGGTCCTGGCGCGATTACTGCCGCTGCTGGTATTTCTGTCATCGCAGCAAATATGGGTTTGACAGTTGCATCAATCGGCACTGCTATCAAGGCTGCTGCTGCGTGGGCTCTCCAGACGGTTAAGTCTGCTGCTACCGCTACGGCTTCTGTCGTCGCCACAGTGGCCCGTCAGGTGGCTGCATGGGTTGTTCTTGGTGTGCAATCGATGCTTGCTGCTGCGCGGGTTGCTGCGGCATGGCTTATTTCTCTCGGACCTATTGCAATCGTGATTGCTGCTGTCGTAGGACTTGTAGCTCTCATTATTGCAAACTGGGACACCATTAAAAGTGCAATCGGAAAGGCTTGGGACTGGATCAAGGAAAAGACTGTTGCTATCTGGAATGGACTCAAGGAGTTCATGAAGAAAGCATTCGAGTTCTTGAAGAATATTTTCCTGAACTTCACAGGTCCCGGCCTCATTATCAAGCACTGGGAAACTATCAAGAAAGCAACCGGTGCAGCCTGGAAGTGGGTTAAGGATTCTGTATCCAGCGCATTTAATTTCTTGAAGGATATTTTCTTCAAGTTCACTGGTCCTGGAATTGTAATCAAGCACTGGGCTCAGATCAAGAACTTCATCACCAACTCCATTAATTCAGCTAAAAAAGCTGTTACAGATGCTGTTGGAAAAATTGTTTCTAGCGTCACAGGAATTAAAGACAGGGTGATGAGTGCCCTGAGTGGTGCTGGAAAATGGCTTGTTGAGTCCGGGAAGAAAATCATCCAGGGCCTCATCGACGGTATCAAGAACATGGCAGGAAATGTTAAGGACGCAATCGGCGGTGTGCTCAGCGATGCACGAGACTTGCTGCCGTTCTCGCCTGCCAAGGAAGGTCCGTTCTCTGGCAAGGGATGGACTACTTATTCCGGTGCCTCCATTGTTGACGGCATGATCGAGGGTGTGGATTCTCGCATTCCTAGCCTTGCTGCAAAAATGGGAAGCATGGTTAAGACAGCTTCTGTTCCGGTTCATACCATCAACAGCCCGACAGTTCCTGTCCGTGGAAATCTTGCAGTTCCCAGCATGGCAGGAACACAGCAGCGGGTACAGAAAATCCAGAACTTGAATGTTCACATCAAGGGAATTCTTGACCCGAAGAATCCGCAGGCGACTCGTGAGCTGATCGCAGAACTACACGAGCGGCTGGACGACTACGCCAAAGAATATGCTAGGTGAGTAAATAATGACTGATGCATCATTCGGTACCGTGACAATTGGCCGTCTGGTACTCCGAGAAGATTTCATTGCATCCACTGGAAATGAAGCAGGAGGAAAAAGGACACTGTCACTATCGGGGCAGGAAAGTTCTCCGCCTCTTACAGCGGCTGTTCTGAAGCAGCGTCGGGAGGATATTAACTCTCTTGGTGCTTGCCTCGTACCTGTGTACTTCACCAACAAGTCAGACCTGAACGGGTATTACTGGGTCGATAGTTCTTCGGCAGACATCACCAACTGGACTGGAGAAGTTATCCGGTTCGACTGGAAGATTACTCTGGAATTTGTTGGTCCAGAAAATGCAGTAGACATCGAGTCTCGTCTTACCGGAATTTCACGGCTGAACGATTTCGGTTTCTCAGGCAACCGGTGGCACGCCCCTAGCATCGGACACTATGCCTACTCCACAGGCTCTACGTTGCCGACAGGGGTTCTTACCCGCACTGGGGAAGAGGGAGCCATGACGGTCTACACAACGGTTCCGGCGGATGTAGATCCTCGCTGGGGATGTGACGTTGTGGATTACATGACTGGTTCCTCGCGGGTAAAAGAAAGTTCTCTCGTGCGTACTGGAGTGAACATCACACTTGGTGCTGCAACTTGGGAACTAAATAATGCTCTCGTGAAAGTAACTCCCCTCACATCCAGTGGAGTGTTCCGGGTTTCTTCTTACCGGGCTGGATCGTGGCGAGACAAGGACTGGAACTTTTCTGTAGGAGGAACTACCGGGGCTGAGAGTGTCGGAACATTCGATGCCTGCACCGTCCTCCGCAACGATCCAGAAATGGTGACTCTGCGCCTGGTAAAAAACAGGACTCCTTCTGGACGAGTAACAGTGGATCTGTCACTTCGTAGGGGTAGCAGATTCGTAGAAGTTTATGCACAGAGTGACATCTCAACAACTATGTCTGTGTGGCTTCAGACTCTGGAAACCACAACTGACAACAGTGTCATCGGGTACATCACTGCTACGGCTGATGACGCGGGCGGGAATAAGTTCTCTGCTGGCTCTGCACGGACGTTCACAGTGCACGCCAATGGAGGAGTAACGAAGACTGCCACAGTAGTTCTGGACGCGTTCCTAGGGGCTCAAGTAGCCGGAAGTTCAGCAGTGTCCGGAGACCAATCAGTAGATCTGAGGAATCAATATCTTCGGACCATGGCTGAGGAAACGAATGGAGTACGACGATGAGTGTCGTAGAAGTCAAGCAATCACTCGGTTCATGGAATCTAAAGCTGAGTGATAAAACTCCTCGTCGTCTTCTCGATGCACTCACATACTTCGGGCACGTAGTTTTCATTCCTGGCAAGGTAAATCCTGTCCAGTATGGGGACAACGTTCTTGCACAGGCTCGATACGTAGGTGTGTACCGAGGACGCTCCTCAAAGAATCAGTTCGAACTGAAGGGATGCGGACTTTCTTTCTGGCTAGGAGATGAAGATAACAAGGGTGACATTCTCCAGACTCCGCACACTTTTCTCAGTGAGACTTTCGCGAACACCATTCGTGATTTGCTGCCCCCTCATGGAGCTATCACGGAGGGGACACTTCATTCTGTCGCGGGAACGTATAACGGACAGCATCAGTGGCAGACTTCTCGTGAAGCCATCACGTATGTAACTGACACTTTCAGCGCAGAATGGAAAGTCAACAACACAGGAACTCTTGACGCGGGAGCAATCGCAGATCTTTTTGTGACAACTCCTGTAGCTCTTATTTCCCGAAAGATGCCGGGCAAGGATCCTCACATCCTCGGACTGCCCGGACAGATGGGAAGTGAAAGGGATGTGGAGGACTACAGCACGCGAGTAGTTCTTTTGGCAGAAGGAGACGGAGCAAGTATTTACACGGGCTCTGCGGATGCTCCTTCAGTTCCCTTCAAAGATCTGCATGGAAACACTATGTGGATGACTCGCATGGTTTCTGAATCCGGAACGGTGGCTGACAATGCTGATGCTCGTGCAGCGATGCAGCTTGGCAGGTTCTCCGGCACAAGAAATTCTGTAACTCTTTCTACCGATGCTTACGACGTGAAGGGAGATTTTGTTGTAGGAGATTATGTCTGGGTTTTTGATCCTGACAATGAGTTCGTAGATACTTCGAACCAAATTTCCTACCGGGGAGAACTTCTTTCACCACTAAAGATTCGTGTGGTGGAAATGACATGGCCTATCCAGGCTGGCTATACCGTTGCATTCCGAGACACGGATGGAAACTGGTTCGATCTCACGGACTACTATGTTCCGGAAGAAGGATCTACCAGTATTACCGTGGGAGAATTTTCTCGCTCGCTTACGTCTGCGGGATCTGAACCTACAACTCCCCGTGTAAATTACGACACGTCTACCCCTGCTGCTCCGACACTTAACACCCCATTCTCTACGTCCAGTTACATCAATGGCCGAGGAGAAAATAAAGCGCGGGTAGTGGTGTCCTGGAGCCAGCCACTGAACGTGGACGGCAGCACCATCACGGACGGAGACCATTACGAAATCCAGTTCAAGACTTCTTTCGGCGCTACGTGGGGAACCAGGTATCAAAGTTTTGACAGTACAACGCTGACGGTTGAAGAACTTTCTCCGGCAACTTCGTATGACTTCAAGGTTCGTTGTGTAGATCAGAACGCCAACATCGGTGCGTTCTCCGCAACGTCTACGATTGTTGCGAGTGTAGATGTAACTGCTCCGTCAACTCCTGCGGCTGCAACGGTGGCAGGAAACCCTATCCAGATTCAGGTTCTTCATGAGCTAGGAAAAGCTAGCGGAGGAACTTTCAATCTGGAAAATGACCTGGACCATCTCGACGTTTTTGTGGGAATTTCGGCAGGGTTCACGCCTGGGGCAGGGAATTTCGTAGGTTCGATCTCTGCTACTTCATCGAATCTCGATACAGGTTCTGCGGTCATCGCAAACTTTCCGATCCCAGATGACACCACAAGATATGTAAAAGTTATTGCTGTAGACCGCAGTGGCAACCAGTCTGCTGCTTCATCTTCTGCGTCTGTTTCTGCGCTGCTCATCGACACCATCAACATTGCAGACGCAGCAATCACCAACGCAAAAATTGATAGTCTTTCTGCCAGTAAAATCACGGCAGGAACTATCACTGGTGAAGAAATTATTATTGCTGGTGGAACTTCTGGAATCCTTCGCAGTGATAATTTTGATGACACAGGTACGGGTGCTGGATGGAGTATTAATGGTGATGGTGAAGCTGTAATAACCAGTCTCCGAACTGGCCCTACAGGTTCTGCCCGTGTAGCCATCGGAGACAGTACGGGTGCGCCTTCTGGAATTCCCATTCAGTCGATGGTCTGGCTCTACACCGGAGACGGGTCGGAGAACACCGGAGGATACGTATACGGGGCTGTGGAGCCTGCTTCCGGTACGACTCGGCGCGCTGGTCTTACGCTGCGTTCTCCGCGCTTCACATCGTCTCTGAACGGTTCTTCGTTCGTTCAGATCCAGTCGCAACCGGCAGATGCTTCAAGCAGTCCCACAATCACGATCCAGACAAGTGATGGCACAGCAGGAACTGTAAACTTCAATACTGCTCGTGTAAAAATGCTGGACTCTTACTTGGACCTGGACGACAACGGGCGGTTGTATTTCTCCGAGACAAATGGAGATTACATCAGTCATACCGGCAACGGGTTCGAGATGCGGGACAACAGTGCTCTGACAGGATCAAGTCTTTCTGTCGGCAAGGTATATCTGGAAGACAGGCGTATCCATTTCCAGGGTGTTGCTAACTCTCTAATCAATGTTGATTACATTGACTTCGATGAGACGGATAATAGGTTTGACTTTGTAGCTGACTCGGACCAGAACTTTTCCAAGGTTCATGCCGGGGCTGCAATTGTCGGATCGTTCGGGAACGCAGACTCTGCATACTTCGGGCATGACCAGAACTTCACGTCTGGTGCGTGGGCTCTGCGACAGACAGACTCCAACGGAAAGACAAACCTGAATGCTCCGAGTGGTGGAATCGTCGCCATCTCTGTTCAGGATGATGATCTGGTGACATTCGAAGATGGTGGATCCACTACCATCATGACGATGAATAATCCTCTTCCTACGGGAACAGGAACTCCGGTTGTCAGTAATGCCTCACAACTTTACCGGGATACTTCTTCCAGGAGATTCAAGGAAAACATTCAGCCGATAGAATATACAGGGGATGTTCCTCCGGTATTTTTCCTGTCCCCTCGTTCCTTCGATTGGAAGGCGGGAGTAGGAACTTACGTCCCAAGGATGGATGGCCTGATTGCTGAGGAAGTCCAAGAGTTTATTTCTTCGGCAGTAGTGACAAGCGAAGACGGAACAGTGGAAGGTTTGAACAACAATGTTCTTGTAGGAAACATCATCGCAGGATTGAAATATCTGAAGGATCGTCTCGATAGCATGCAGTGAGAAAAAAAATGTAGAAAGAAAAAAAAGAGGCCCCGTCATCCCGGAGAAAATTTCCAGGAGCGGGGCTCTCTTCGTGTGCAAGCTACAGAGTGCTGCATGCCTTCTGCATGGCAGCTACCCGCTTGCTCCAGTCAGCCACTACTTCACCGTCTCGCAGATCTTCTGAACCACGAGCCAGGTTCATAGCTGCGTTGTAGATCTTTTTATTCTTGGCGAACATTGCTCCAGGATTCTTTTCAGAACCTGAGAGAAGTTCCGTAGTGATCTCAGTGGACTTCAGTTCCTTCTCAGACTTTCCCGAGAAGAACTTACAGGACCACTTTTCTGCACCTGGAATTATTGTCCTCTGCTGAACGCTGGGCTTGCTGGAAACCTTGGGAGCTTCTGGCTTTTCTTCTGACCCAGAACTTCCACAACCAGAAATTACAGTGAGGGCTATGGTGGCAGCTAACGCCACTATGAATTTCTTATCCATGCTCTTGTTCATCATACGTGCTTTCCCTTTGCATCATGCTTGTGCGGCTTGCCGTCGTGGTCAGAAAACTTGGGCTTGTCTTCCTGGTTGTTGTCCGGAGTTTCCACACCAGGACCATGCGGGGTGATGGCATCCGCATAAGTGGAAGATTCATCTTCTGCATCAGTCTTTACCTGGAACTCCTGAAGCTGAGAACGAAGCCCGCCGTTCTCTTCCACCAGACCAACAATCTCTTCCTGCGCCTGCTCCAGTGCAGCGTTCAGGATGGCATTCTGAGTCTCTACCTGTCCTACTCGTGCGGAGATCTCATTGACCTTTGCTTCGAGATGCTTAGCAACTCGCATCGGGTCTACAGACATTTCTACCATGGTGACTTCACTTTCTCTAGAAATAAAACTTGCTACTGAGACAGCGCCAGATAAGTCTTGAAGTTTTCCTTATCCGGTACATCCTGGAGTATGTTTTCCATTGAATCTGCCGCAGGTTCCACAGGGGGCAGACTTCACTTCTTCAGGAGCTTCCGGAATTTCTTCCTCTGTCTCAGCTTCTACAAGGGAAGAATCGAAATCTTCTGTGGGAGAAACTTCCATGTCTTCCGAAGAAGAGTCCTCATCCTCCCACGAGTCGGGCTCAACAATCTCCTCAGCCTGCTCAGTGGCCTCCTCCTGGGCTTCCTGCGGTTCCTCTTCGTGGTTCTGCACCAGGGTCAGTACAGCCCCGTCAGAAACGTTCTCAGGAGTTTCTGCGACTACGTCAGTAACGGGAGAAGACTTCTTACTCTTGACGATCCGATACTTCTTCTTGGGAGGCATGTCAGGAGTCTCACTCTCTTCGGATTTCCAGAACTGGAAAACGATGATGGTCTTCCACCGGTTGTTCTTACCGCGACGAGTCTTGAGCTTCAATCCAGTCTCCGCACCCTTGGCACGAAGGATGGCAATGAAGGAAGCAGGAGCACAAGTAAAATCTGTGCCTTCCTTAACTTCCCATGCTTCAAGATTTGTCCATCGCTTCCATGGATACTTCGAGTTCGGATGTTTGATGTTCTTTCCAGCTTCCCGGAAGTTACGAACCCTCCTGGCCACTGTCTTCCTCCTTCCTTCCAAAGATGTTTTCCGCATCGGTGATCAGAAGATTTTCCACTGGAGGAAGAAGCCATACCTCTAGCCTCAAAGACTCTGTGAGCTGAGGGTTATCACTCAAGAACTTTTCTAGGAGGATCTTGTTTTCTGAGTAGAAAATCAGTTCGTTCTGTGAAAGGAACTGACGCTTCTTCTGAGAGAACCAGCCCCACCTGTCGAGATCGGAATACTCTGGCACTTCACGAGACTCAAGATTTTCCCCAGACAGATCCTTGCTGCCGACTAGGGGAGAACCACCATGAGTGACCTTGTACCAGCCTTGTCCGTCCTCGTCATCCAGAAGAGAAACGTACTTACCATACTTGACGAGAACGACCTTCCTACGCTGCCCCACCAGACCCCTTGCCCAGTACTGCGGGAACTCAAGAGTGTCTGTCACAGTACAGATGACGCGCATAGCGAAGCAGTTTTCACCGTTCCACTGCGTACGAACTTTGTTCATGTTTTCTCTCCAGTTTCTTCGGTTAGCCAGCTTGCAGGTTGTAGAGAAAGCTTCTTGGTCTCTGGATTTCTTTCCCAGTAATAAGGCTTTCTGAAAAACCAGATGACTTCTAGTTTCTGTGGATGAAGTTGTTTTTCGTATGCGTTATCGATGATGTTAATTCCATCATCAAGATTGTTAGGACCTGAAGTAATCGTAATCTCCCCGAGGTACAGCCACAATGATGTGATGTGGATTTACTAGCACAGGATGTTTGAAGGTACTGTCATCTGCTACTAGCAGCAAGTCTTGGTCAGAAGAATTTGAGATGATCTTTCCTTCAACCATGCGACCTGAAGTCAGAAAGAAAATATATTCTTCCCCGACAGAAAAGTTCTTCTGAATAGTAGCCATCAGTTCTCCCCGCCATAATCGTGAGTGATAGTTTCTCCAAGCTTTCCGATCCACTTTTCTGCTGAAATAGCGAACTCTACTTCTTGCTTGAAGTATCCGGCCATCTCACCCATCACTTTTGCGGCCGAAGAAATCTGCTCCAGAACTTCTACTGGCAGGTCTCGCAGTAGGTCCATCGTCTTGGCAGACTCCCCACGGTATGCCCATTCAAAGGCACGCACAGTGCGGGAGACAGAATCAGAATCCATGATTACTTCATGGTTCTCTCGAAACTTCTGCTGAACTTCTGCCCACGAAACTTCTTCGGTGCCAGGTTCAATCATCGTCGGTTGTCCTTACTCCAGTAGAAAGCGGCGAAGGCAGTAACACAGAAGACTAGCAGGAAGACCGGATGAAAACCTGAATCCTGCGGTACGAAGAAGATAGCTACACCCGAACAGGTGCAGAGTCCCACGGTGACCAGCGGAAAGGTTGCTATGGCCCTTCTCTTCCACCGGACGATTCTGCGGTGAAGCTCCATCAGAAGAACCTCTGTACCTCATACGTGACGAGCCAGAAGATTGCTCCGGAAATCCAGCCTGCTGCCCAGTTGTTGAATTTCTTCGAGCAGTAGGTTCGTGCTCGTGAGTGTGAAATTTTCACCTTCAAAAACATCTTGCGAGGAGAAGAAAACTTCTTAACTTCTGCTGCTTCCTGTACGGCCATTATTTCTTGTCCCTTCCTAGCTACCTTCGTTCTGTTCCTTCTTGTCTCCAAGGTAGAGGGTGTATACGCACCCTGTCCAGCACTAGACTGGGCCGAGAGATATACACCCTGATCAGACAGGCAGGAGAGGGGCTGTGCCGACCAAGGGAACGCCCAACCATCCGGTGAGGTACCCCAACGACAGATGGGAGGAGTTCGGCAGGATCGCAGGAAAGCGGGGAGAAGTACGTTCAGTGATTCTGCAAACTTTTATGGACCGCTACATCGAGACAGGAGGTGAGCCATACATCATCAAGAAAATTATCCGTCGTAGAAAGAAGAAGTGAAAGTTTCTACTACTCCCTGGTTCTTGAGGAAGAAAGTTTTCTTCAGGAGCTGGGGAGTTTTTTTTTGTGTCTATGCTCCGGACACCTCATGTCCGCAAGTAAGTTCCTTAAGAATATTCTGAGTGGACAGTATGTGTCCGGAGGTCCTTCGTTAGAAACAACCTCCGGACGTCTGGTGTCCGCCTAACCGGACAGATCTGTCCGCAAAAACTTGCATAACCGCAGGTCAGAACGCCGCGCCCTTTATTCCCTTCTTAGTATTAACCGAGAGAAAGAGATAAAGAAGAAACACGTGTGCGTGTGTACATGTAAGAACAAGTTCTAGACTAGTAAATAAAGTTAGAGAAAGTTATAAAGACATACTTTTACTAAGATAGATACCTTCTGACCTGCACTAGTTGACCTATGCACCACGCTGAGGCATACTGGAACCACGAACGATCCAGGAGGTTCAAAATGCCGTACAAGCCGAATCATGGCTACCGAGGATGCCGGGAACGAATTGTTGAAGTGCTGGCTGACGGAGAAGGAAAAACTCTGAAGGACATCTCTTCGGCGCTACCGGAATATGTCTACGGTTACATTTCCAAGATCATGAAAAGTCTTGTTGATGATGGAAAAGTTAACAGGATTTATCTCGGGGTGTACCAGCTTCCTCCGAAGCCGAAGAAGCGAAAGATCCGTATCATCCGAAAGAAGAAGACTTCAGATGTTGTTCACATGGATGAGTTTCGTTCTCGTCCTAAGAAGAAGTGAAGACTTAACTTCTAGGGAGGTGCCGTGCGATGAACAGCAATTCAAGAGTCCGCACAGAACGCGGTGCCGGGAACCGTGTGGTTGGGTATTCCTCGACGAAGCATGCATACTCAGACAAAATTATCTCTGACAAAAGTCTTCCGATGCGGTGCCGGGTGGAACACGCAGTCCGTCGTTACGTGAAAGAAAACCGGCACTGCCCTCTCTTCGGCAAGAAAAGTCTTTACCAACTGCTCGGGGCTACGACTCCAGCAGAGCAGCGGGCAGTGCGTCGAGCGATCGATGAGCTTAAGAAAGAAAACTTTCTTGCTACAGAATCTAGTGCCCGTTGTCTCGTTGCGATGTCTGGTGCCTGTGATTCTCATCTTGATGTAGAGCCGTGCTTCCACGACAATCCGTCTGAGGTCAGGAAGGCGGAGCAGGAATACGCACGCGAGAACAAGCTTGCGCCTGCCTCTGAGAAGCTGTCTGCCTCCAGGACACTCAGGCGTACCAGGACGCATCCTCAGGCTGTTACAGAGCTTCCTGTGGCTTCTGCTGCTCTGGCAGAAAACAAGCCTGTAATGGTTCATGAAAAAATCTCTGAGGCTCCGGACATTATCCGTCCGGAAGCTAAGCCTGTCCGTCGAGTGAAACGTAAGAAGCCTGCGGACATCTCACGTCCGGAAGTACGTGCGGACAATAAGTGTCCGGACCCTGAGAAGAAAAAGAAGTTCCGTATCGTTAGGAAGGCTGCGGACGTTATCAGTCCGGAGGTAGTAGCACGCAGGGAATCTTTCAGGGCCCTGACAACGGAAGAAAAGTTTGCTTCTCTGTCAGCAAGTATTAATTCTTCACTTCCTCCAGGCATGAGTAAGACTCGCGAAATAGAGCGGGAAGAGAAAAAGAGGCAGCTAACGAAAGACAGGCAGGAGTTTCTTCGGATCTACGACGACACCACGGCACAATGGATGGTCGGACACTGGGACGAACACCAGGTTCAAGAAGATTTTTACAACTGGAAGATCAAGAAAATGGGAGCTGCATAATGCCAAAGCGAATCGTTCGTAAGAAGAAAGCTCAAGTTGATGATCGAAAAGTACACGCTATTTATGAGATCTTTCGCGGTGTCATGTGGGAAGCGATAAATGATACGTTCCCGGAAATTATTTCTGACCACAAGAAATTTACCGTAGAAGAAATCAAGCGGCTAATTATTGAATGTTAAGTTCACAACACTACAAATAAAAACTGTGCAGTGTGTGCACGGGCTGACTCTTTCAAAATCTCTATTGAGATTCTGTCGCAACAATAAAAAAAAAGATGGTCCTCCTGATTCCCAGAGCGCATCAGCTAAGGAACCAGAAGGACCACCACTCACCGGGTGAACGGGAGTAGGGT